TATTGCGAACATTGTGCCTGGTTCGAATCCTGATTCAAAGAAGTTGCAGGTTTTTGTTGACTCAGTGTTGGCCGAGGAAATTGATAATCTTTCGGGTGACGCAACGGTTTTGGACAATAACAACGCGACTATCGCAAATCCGAACTATATCGTGACGGCTGTCAATGGAGTTTCACAGTATGTGGTATTTGCGCTGGAAAATCCACTGGACCCGACTACAATTTGGTTGGGACCGAATGGCCTTGAATTGCCGGCTAACACTCGAAATGCTTGGCAGTTGACTGTTACTAAGGTCAACGTGGCCGCGTTCAGTCAAGGATACAACGGCGAAAATGTGGTCGATTCCGATTACATTGGTACTGTTGACCCACAGACGGAATTACCGACCGGTCTCAAGATTTTTGAGGACATCGACAATAATTTGCAACTAGACTTCATCGTGGCGCCGGGTGTGACTTCGATGAACGTGTTCCAGGAAATGGACCGTATCAACCGAGTGGTTAACATGGCGACAGTGTTTGATACGCCGAGTGGTTTGAACATTCGTCAAGCCAATGATTGGTTGAATGGTGTTGGCCAGTATGTTTCTCGTGGCAAGTTGGACACCTACACCATGACTTCAGCGTGGAATTGGGGTACAATGACTGACGCCTTTACTGGTGAGTCAGTAGTTGTGCCGCCAACTGTTGGTTTCCTACGTTGCTTGGCATTCACGTTTGATTCGTTCAAGCCATCATTCGCCGCAGCTGGTGAAACGCGTGGTTTGATTCCGGAATTTACAGCGTTACAGTATCCTCGCATTAGCAATGATGCAAAACAGAGCACTTACCGCAATGGCAATGTGTTGAATCCGATTATCATCAATCGTAACCGGATTATGCTGTTTGGTAACCAAACCACGCAGCGTTCCAACAGCAAGTTGGCTTCACTCAATAATGTGGTTACAGTTAACACCATTTTGCGGGCAATGTACCAACGCGGTCGCAAGTACATCTTTGACCCGCTGGACGACATCTTGCTGGCCCAAATGTACCAGGACTTCAAGAACCTTCTGCAAGGTTTCAAGAACGATCGGTTCGTTGAGGATTTCAGCTTGCAGTTGGACAAGACCAATAACTCGGCGGATGACCGCAATAATCGCCAGGCGAATGTGGACTTCTCCATCATTCCAATTGACGCGTTGGAGAAGTTGTTCATCAACGCAACAGTTCGCGAGAGCGGAGCAGTTTTGAATTCGGTACAATAATTAAATTGAGTCGCGCTTATGATGATTTATCGTAATACATGGGGTTCACCGGAATCTGGTGTTGACCAACAGCGTGCTGACCAGTTTCGAGTGTCAGTGACGTTGCCGCCTCAATTGTTGGGCGATTCTGGTGTCAATGTGTGGGACAAAGATATCGCATGGGCGGTGGAAAAATTCCCATTCCCTGACCGTGATGTTGAGTCCATTCCAATCAAGTACCTTCAACAGACTAATTTTCAGATTGGCGGTGATACTGCGTCGGAGCCAGTCGAAATGACGGTCCGTTATGCGTTCAACCAACGTACTGCAACTTTACTGGAACGCTGGCGTGAGTTGATTGCCAGCCCAAGAACGGGTGGCGTTGGTTTGGCCTCGAAGGTGAAAACCAACGGTTTCTTCTATTGGCTGGTACCCAACGAAGCGATTCTGGGCAACGAAGGCGCGGCTGAGCGTGATGCCTACAAATTGATTCGTGCTTACGAACTTTTCGGTTGTTGGATTAAGGCACTGAAGCCGTCTGATGCCGATATGACTACAGGCAACGGAGTGGTCACGTACACCATGAAGATGCAAATTGACCGTTACTACCCAGTGGCTACGGCTGATTTGCAGAATTTGACGGTTCCGTCGTTCAATGCTCAGCCGCTTTTGTAATGGTCAGCGTTTGTTATTGGGAAGACGGCCGCTTCGAGAGAGCGGCCGTTTTTGTTTACACTTTTTTGTATTTGGGTTGCCAGAAGCCGTCAATTTCGACGAAGTCTCCAAAAAGCATGGGTTCACTTTCAGTAATGATTTTGGCGATTTTACCAAACACGTAGCAGATTTCCTCTTCTGCGGCTTCAGTAGCTCGTAACGTGGTGATGTGTCGCAATGCCCTGATATTCATGGTCCACACTCCGCCAGTGGCTACACCCATGGGTACAATGCGGCGCATCATACTGGTGATTTGCTTTTTGGCGTGGAATTTTGAGGTTGGGGCTAATTCGTTCTTCCAGATTTCCTGGAGTTCAGCGTAATTGGTTTCAGTTTGGCCGTAATGGCGATTAAAGACTTCCTGTGTACGTTGCTTTTTCAGCGCAAGTGAGTATTCCTGAGCTACTTCTTCGCGCATCTCGCAACCAGGTGTTACTGACTTTAGTAAGTGTTGTTCGCGATATGTCAATTGAATTGACGGTGGTATCCACCATGGAATGTCGTTGAAGCGAATGTAGCGCATTGAACCTTCCGAGATACCAACACCAGCTCGATGCCGGTTCATCTCGCCGGTGAACACTCGGGACACGCCCTCAATAGCAAAGGTCCAAGTTGAATGTTCCATCACAGACCCGTGACCGGAAGCTAGGATGTTGTCGATGTATTCAGTCAGATTCTTTCGAACTTTGGTGATATTGGGGTTGACTCCAACTTCAAAGCTTAGGTAACAGCGTTTGGCAGCCAGTGCAATTAAGAGTGCCGGGTCAGTGATTTCTTCATCAGTTGGGATTTGGTACTCATTGAATTTGAGATAATCCAACCATTTCCGAACAGCTTCCCGGTCTACTTGAGTTTTAGCGATTGGGAAAACTTCGATTTCGACGTTGCGCATAGTAATTTTGAGAACTTTATCGATAGGTTCTTGATTACGTAGTTATTTTATGGTGAACAGAAGTGCTATTGACAGTTTGTGCGAATTGAAACCAACTCCAGTAAAGGTTGTTGAGAGTACCATGACGACCAGCATGCCTACGATGGTTGGAGCAACTGCTACAGTGCCAGTTAAACCTGCGGCTCAAACACCACCTAAAGGCGGAAAACGTCGGCTATCTCAGCTTCTGTTAAGGCGCAATTTGCGGCAAGAGGGTGCGTTGGACCAGCCAGTTATTCCAACTGACGCTAAACCGGATGAAACTTCTAGCGGAGTACCCAATGAAAAAGGCAAGGAAGAACCACCGAAAAATGGTGGACCTCAAGGACCATTGATTTCAACTTCCATTGCTTTGGTGGCACCTGACACTACGCCAGATGGAGAAATGCCGTTAGACCCAGGTCAAGTTCCACAGCCTCTTTCGTCTGAAACTCCGGTAGTTTCTAGTCCAACACCAATTGATAATGGCCAAGATGTGTTGAGAACGTTAATTGGAACTCACCAGGAACACTTTAAACCTGAATTGATTGCCAACATTCAAGATGCTGGGGCTGCAATTGAACATGCCGTAAATGCTGAACCAGGCGGTGAAAAATCTTCAACTGCGACTGAAGCTGCTTCCAAAGTAATTAGTGAAGCTCAGTCTGGTAAAAAGCTTGAACCATATCACAATCCAGATTCTTTGCGGCGCGGTATTGCGGTAACGCGGCAAATACTCGGAATGTAGAGTATTAGTTATGGTAGAAGTTGTACAACCTTTGCTAGTACGGATCGTTCGAGAGTCTGGTTTAGATTGGTTTACGTTGTATTTGCCAGACAATTCTTCAGAGGATGTGGATGCTGAAGAAGCAGTAGAGTGGTTCCGTTTACACCATCAAGGTAGGATGGATTACACTCTCATTGAGCGTGCCATTGATGATGCGTGGAACTTTGGCGAAGCCAATGTACTCATTGAGAAGCCACGTTTTCCGAAACCGGAATATAGTCGGACTTCCCCAAAAATCTGATTATGGTTTAAGTCTCTTAGGCGTGAACTGATTCATTTCACAGTTTTACTGGTGACTTCGACTTATGTATGTGTATGGCGAAGTTGTTGTTGGAAGATACCTGGTCATTTCAACCTGATCGACAGAAAATCAGGATTGTGGAGTCTCAAGGGGGTATGCTGAAGGCTCATGTAGTTCCGGGTATTATTTCCAAGTGCGACGAAATCAACGGAAACAATCGTCGTTATCCACGTGCGGTTTGGGAAGCCAATACGAAGGAAGATTCAAAGCTGCAGACCTTGATTAAGCGTCGTGCAGCTTTTGGTTTGTTGGAACATCCCACTGATGGCACCATCAGTCTTCAATCTCCTATTTCTCACGCAGTTACAAAGATTGAGCTGAGAGAGGATGGTACAGTTGCTGGTGAGATTACGATTTTGGACGGTGAAGGTTTTCCGGATGGCAAGAAACTCCGGGGCCTTATTGAATTTGGCTATGACCCGCTGGTTTCTACTCGGGGTTATGGTTCAGTTGTTCGAACGACTGAGGGTGTTGACGATGTTCAAACCGATTATGTTTGCGAGGGTGCAGACATCGTCATGACTCCATCATTTATTAGTGCGCAGCTTACGCCATCACGTGAGTCTGCAGTACCACAACCTCGGCCTGCCAGCACTAAGGCAGTGATTGAGAACCAGGGACCAACCGTTACTGGCAAATCCTTGAACAAACCTACCGTAAAAATTATGGACCTACATGAAATTCGTACCGCCGCTGGAAGTTTGCGGTCTGTCGACATTCTTACGGCTAGCCCACGAATTGTCGCGGAAAGCTTTACTCATGCTACAATTCTTCACCGTCAACTGTCGGAGTTTCAGGCGGCCAATCCTGGTTCTGCTTGGGATTGCACGCAGTTGCATGAGGAGTTGACTGCCATTGAGTCCAAGTGGACCACTTCAATCCAGGCCATCCGTGAGGAAAACACCCGACTGAAATCCGACCGTGACAAGTTGGTATTGGTCGCGGACAATATGACCAAGATTGCTCGCCTTTACCGGACGCAATTGGTCGAAACCGTGCAGAAGCGTAATGCAACTGTGAAGTTGTATGAAGCCGTTTGTGCTCGCGGCCGTGGTTGGCAGTCAATCGCGGTTAAACGTGGAGCCAAAGTTCAGGAACTGGAGCATCAAGTCCAGGTTGCATGCCGTGGTATTGACATGCTGGCTGAACAACTGGTCGCTACTGAAAACGGTGACAACCGTGAAGCTCCGCTTTCTAAGGCGATTGATGAGCTCGCTGAAATGTATCACGTTGATACGACCAAGCTTTCACGTCGCATCGCTGAGTTGAAACACCCGGTTGATTGCGCGAAACCGGAAATCAAGGAGCGCTTGGAAAAATGCAAGACTGCTGAGGAAGTTCTCGGTATCTTGAACGAACTGGACAAGGCCGCTGGCGCTACGCCGGAAAAGCCCATCCAGGAAAGCAAGCCTGCTGCACCAGCAGCTGTCGCTCCTGTTACAATTCCGGCACCGGCCGCTGTTCCAGCCGCCGCTGCAAAGCCGATTCAAGAATCTGCTGCGAGTACGCCCACCTCGCCAGCTACTGAAGCTGCCCCAAAGGCAGAGCCAGTTATTGAGGGCATCACTGCAGTGCCGAGTGAAGCAATTGGCCATGAACTGAGCATGGAGCAAGCCATCCAGGTTGTGCGTCGAGGGTCTCCATCGGCACGAATCACCAAAGTCGAACCGACAACGAAGTAACAATCAACCAAACGAAAGAGAGTAAATTGTATGGTACTTACTGAAAACGGTCGTCCGATGCTGGTTTCGAGCAGTGGCGAAATCGCCCGCTTTGCGGAAACGCTGGAGTGGGGTTATCGCCTTGCCGAAACAGACGTTGGCGTCAACAAATCAACTCCTGGCGGCTTGTGGGCGGCAAAGGGCTGGAAACAGTTCGTCGAACACATGCCCAAGGAAAAACAGGCTTCAGCGGCAATCTTCCTAGAAAACTGCCGCCGGTTGTTTGGTAACTTGCCGGAAGCTACTCGTACGACGAACCTCGGTTCGTTCGACAAGTGGATTTTCCCAGTTATCAGCAACATGGCTGAGAACGACGTGATTGACCAGATCGTCGCTGTCCAGCCAATGCCCGGTCCAACCTCACAGATCGTCTACATGGACATCGTGACGTCGCAACGCAAAGGCAACATTCCTGCCGGAACTCAAGTCTGGCGCGCTCTTGCCGGTGCTGTTGACCGTTACACGGACAGTGACGAACTGATTACGGCTGAACAGACTGGTACAACCAACAACGGTGGTGCGGGTGCAGTCACGTTGGAGTACTTGCCAGTTCGTGCTGGTACGGTGGCAATCACCGTCGGTTCTGAAACCATCGTGGACGATGGCAATGGTACGTTGACTGGCAGTGTTGCTGCTACGGGTACCATCAACTACGCAACCGGTTCAATTACCATCGCGGGTGCGACTGGTGGAATTGGTATCCTTGCGTCGTACATCTACGACTCGGAAGGGTCAAAGGCGGTAATGGGCTACGAGTTGACTCTGACCAGTTCGCCGGTCAAGGCCAAAGCGTACAAGCTCAAGACCAGCTGGTCAGCCGAAGCAGACCAAAACCTGCAGGCCATGTATAACATCAAGGCCGAAAATGTCCTGTTGACGGCCATCACCAACGCGCTGCAGTATCAAAAGCACCGTGCGGTTATCGCCGACCTTCGCGCTCGTGCTGCTGCCGGTGTGGTAACCTGGAATGCGACGCCTCCGACT